GTGAAGAACGCAGTGAAAGACTTTTAAATAATTTATATCGTGTTGGTAATGTTGTTATTAATAGACAAACAGCTAAAATTAGTCTAAAGGTAGAAACTAATTTATATAAAAGCGTTGGCAGCCCAGATCTAATAGTTACGCAAGACGAAGCTAAAATAGAAAAAAGAGAAATTCCTTGGAAATATACTTTTATTGATCCTGTTTTTGTTGATGTAGTTGCTGGTCCACTATCTTCTTTTGTTGGAGATAAAACATATTCTATTGTTATTCCAGCGGGTCTACGAAAAATAATTAATAGTCCAAAGAGCGATGCTGAACGCAAGATCGTTAGTCAATTACCATTCGCTATTGTGGATGCGGCCAAAACCAGAAAACCATACCTATTAGATGTTGATAAAACTCTTGTTTTTCACTATAAAAAAGACGATTGGAAAACATGGGCATATCCAATGATTTATAGTATTATGGATGATATTAATATTATAGAAAAACTAAAACTAGCTGACTTAGCAGCGCTTGATGGTGCTATTAGCAATGTTAGAATATTTAAGCTTGGTAGTCTTGAGCACAAGATAGCTCCAACCCCAGCAGCTGCTAATAAACTTAGTAGTATATTACAAAATAATGTTGGTGGTGGTACAATTGATTTAGTATGGGGACCAGATATTGAAATGCTAGAAAGCAAAACTAGCGTTCATCAATTTTTAGGAGAAGGCAAATACACACCACATTTAAATAGTGTTTATGCTGGTCTTGGCATTCCTCCAACTCTTACAGGAACATACGGTGCTGCTGGTACTACTAATAATTTTATTAGCTTAAAAACCCTAACACAAAGATTACAGTATGGTCGCAAGGTATTAGCAGCATTTTGGAAAAAAGAAATCGCTATGGTTCAAAAGGCCATGGGTTTTAGATTTCCAGCAAAAATAGAATTTGATAGAATGGATCTTAGCAATGAAGAAGCAGAAAAAGCATTATTGATACAACTAGCTGATAGAAATCTTGTTTCTGATGAGTTGATCCAAAGAGTATTTGGTTTTGATCCGGATACCGAGAAAACAAGACTCAATAGAGAAGATAGAGAACGTAAGAGTAAACGTATGGTTAGAAAAGCTGGCCCATATTTTGATGCTAATTTTGAAAATACGGCCAAGAAGATGGCGATGCAACTTGGTTTGGCTACTCCTAGTCAAATTGGCTTAGAGTTAGATAAAAAGAAAAAAGGAGAAATGAATGCGGTCGAAATCAAAAGCCAAATCATTCCGCCAAAAATAACAGCCCCATCATCAAATATCTCAGAAAAACTACCCGGTCAACCACAACAAGGTAGACCAAGAAACAGCAAAGATTCTCAACAAAGAAAACAGAAAGAATTCACCCCACAAACTGGTGCATCTTTAAATCTTTGGAATATAGAAGCACAAGATAAAATATCTGACATCATAAATCCAATATTACTAGATTTTTATAATAAAAAAAATATGAGAAGTTTATCTCACACAGAGTATGATGAAGCAGAAGCAACAAAAGCTAAAATCTTATTTTCCATAGAACCTTTTGAGGATGTTACGGAGGACTTGGTTTTAGCAAAACTCAATACTATTAATAGTATTGACATAAATCATAAATATAATAAATATAAAGAATTTAATAAAGCTCTTAATAATGAAATAAATAGGCAACTTACCGCAGACGAGACTAAATATACTAAATCTTATTTATATCAACTGGTGTATTCATCTTAATAGACCAAATCTTAATAAAGAAAGCACCATATGAAAATTTTTGCATCTGAAATTCAAGACGGTCTTGAAGAGATATTATCGAGCAAAGCCTCTATCACTTACGCCTCATCAGTAGAACCGTCATCAAACACATTCTGCACAAAAAAAACAGATATTAAAGTGTTAGCCGGTCTAGAAGATAAAGACTTATATTATACTCAATCAATATTGGTAACAACTTCTTGGAATAAAAATGATGATGTATTTGATAAGGCTGAGGTTTGGGCAGCTAGAAATACTCCCATACATAAACCAACCAATCTAGAACATAATGAAGGTGTTATAGTTGGTCATATAACATCTAACTGGCCAATTACTGATAATGGTATTTTAATTGATCAATCTACGCCGTTAGAAAATTTACCAGAAAAATATCATATATTAACTGGTTCAGTAATTTATGTTGGTTATACCGAACCCGATCTAAAAGAAAGAGCACAGAGATTAATAGCCGAAATTGAAAATGGTACTAAATATGTTAGTATGGAATGTTTCTTTAAAGGATTTGATTATGGCTTAGTTAATAAAACTACTGGTGCTTATAAAATACTTAACAGAGGCGAAGACACAGCCTTTTTAACAAAACATCTTAGAGCATATGGTGGTCTTGGAGAATATCAGGACCATAAAATTGGTAGAGTTTTAAGACAAATAACATTTTCTGGAAAAGGTTTCGTAGACAAGCCTGCTAATCCAGAGAGTATTATTTTTACTCAAAATAATTTAAAGTTTGATAAGCAAGTTGCTGATCTAGAGTTAGTCAAAGAAAAAAATGACAATTTTGAAAATATAGGTGTATTTTCAAATCAAGCAAACCTAAAGGAGAACGATATGAGTTTAGAAAAAGAAGTTGCCGAAATCAAAGAAAAGATTGAAGCTATGGCTCAATGCAAAGACGCTATTGCTGAAGCAAAAAGTTTAGCTTCTGATCTAGAGAGTAAAAACACAGAACTCTCCGCTAAACTACAAGCAACAGAAACCGAACTATCTGAAGTCAAAGCCGCTTTTGATGCTGCTGTTCTTGAAAAAGAAGAAGCCGCTAAGAAGATGACAGAAGATATGAAGAAAAACGAAGAAGAAATGATGAAAATGAAAGCAGAATTTGATGTTGCCAACGAAATTCTTGCTGCTTATAAAGGTAAAGAAGCTGATATGATGAAAAAAGAGAAGAAGATGAAAAGAATGGCTACTCTTCTTGAAACCGGCTTCGAGACTGAACTTGCCACAAGTACAGTTGAAAAGTTTGAAGGTCTTGATGACGCTTCTTTTGATAGTATGACAGAAGTTTTTGCTGCTATGCTACCAATGACAATGAAGAAAAAGAAAATGGAAGAAGAAGCAATGATGATGAAAAAGAAGGCTTCTGAAGATAATTCTTTTGAATCCGAAGTTTTAGAAACTGCTGAAACAGAAGAAACCATTGATCTTAGTGTTGGTAATGAAGAAACAGCTTCTGAAGTTGAAAATACAAGAGCTGCTTTAGTTGATTTTGTTTATAACAGACTAGGTAAAAAACTAAATAAGGGAGAGTGAACATGGCTTTAAAACCAGATCGTATCGAAGCATACACAGATATTTCGTTCTTCATGAACGAAACAGGTGAACGTGGTGGTATAGTTGTGCATCTCAGCGGCGGTAGTGGCGTAAGTATGGACGATGCCAGTGCTGTTGTAGAATATGCTGCTAATCAATCGGGCACTAAACCAGCTGGCTTACTTCTAAATGATGTTGTTAATCTTGATCTAACAAGACAACATATCAATTGGCATAAAGATGAAGTTCAGATTGGTAGTAAGGTAACACTATTGCGTCAGGGTCAGGTAACCACAAACGTAGTTAGTGGCACTCCAACAATTGGTGCCGATGCTTACTATGGTGTCAACGGTGTTTTAACACCAACTAGCACCAATAGTGTCAAGGTTGGTAGATTCTTAAGCACCAAAGATGCTGATAGTTATGTAAAAGTAGACATTAATATAACATGATAAGGGAGAAAAATATGGCCAATAAACGTTTTGAAGCAACCCCAGAATTAACAAATCTTCTTGTTCGTTCTGGTTCGCTAAATAAAGAAGAAGCTCTTGGCGCTAATGCTGAATTTGCCAAAGCTCTAGAACTTCCTCTTCGTCAAGGTGTTCTAAATGGTGATATTCTTGATGGTATTTTCGAGCCAATCGTATTAGCTCAAAGTGCTACTCCAGAATTTCCACTAGATTTTCTTGCTCCAGGTAGTGAAAAAGACTTTGTGGCTTATACCATTCCAAATCATGGTTATATTCCACAGCGTCATGTTGAAGGCGACTATGTCATGGTTCCAACCTATGACATTGGTGCTAGTATCGACTATCTTCTAAAGTATGCCCGCGATGCCCGTTGGGACGTTGTTGGTCGTGCTATGGAAGTTCTTGAAGCTCAATTCGTCAAAAAGATGAATGACGATGGTTGGCACACACTACTTGCTGCTGGTGTTGATCGTAACATCGTAGTTTTTGATAGTGATGCTGATGCTGGTCAATTCACCAAGCGTCTCGTCAGTCTCTTGAAGACCGTTATGCGCAGAAATGGTGGTGGTAATAGTGCTAGTAATAATCGTGGTTTACTAACTGATCTTTATGTTTCTCCAGAAGCTATGGAAGACATCCGCAACTGGGGAGTTGATCAGGTTGACGAAATCACTCGTCGTGAGATTTATGTAGCCGCCGACGGCACTCTTAACAGAGTTTTCGGTGTCAATCTACATGATCTTGATGAGCTTGGTGAAGATCAACAATATCAACTATTCTACGAAAACGTTCTTGGTGCTGCTCTTCCAGCCACTGACGTTGAACTAGTAGTTGGTCTTGATCTTCGCAAGAGAGATAGTTTCATTATGCCAGTTCGTCAAGAAGTTCAAATCTTCGAAGACGATACACTACATCGCCAAAAGCGAGCTGGTTTCTATGGTTGGGCTGAACAGGGTTTTGCTGTTCTCGATAATCGTAGAGTTCTTCTTGGCTCTCTCTGATCAGTTTTTAATGTGCTTAGAAAAGAAGGCTGGCGCTCGTCGCCGGCCTTTTTTTTTAGGTGTATATAATATATATCACATCATTAGCATAGGAAAAACATTATGCCAGCTAGTCAATATGATTTTACTATCGAACAAGGCTCGTCTTTTAGACTTAGTATAGTATATAAAGATAGCAATGGGAATCCTATAGATTTAACAAATTGGTGCGCTAGGTTAGTATGGACTACTAATGCTAATGTTAATCAAACATTTATAAGTACAAATATTGATTATAGTGTTTATAAGTTTACCATAGAAGCAGTATTAGGTAAACTAACTCTATTAATACCGCCTAGTACAACAAATGGTTTTACTTTTAATACGGCTAAATATGATTTAGAACTACAAAGTGACGAAGATTTTTACAATGGTGGTGGTAAAGATAAAGTTAGACTATTAAATGGTACAGTTACTATTAATAAAAGATATAGTAAGGTTTCAACAGCCTTGAGTTGTTCATAATGACTGATTTTAATATTCAAATATCAACTACAAATAATCAACTAGAAATAAAATCTAGTATTATTAATTCTTTAAATTTTAATGAAGTTAACAATACAATTGAAACTATTTTATCAGAAACAATAAATAATGTTTTAGAAATAGAAAGTTCAGCTAACGAAATTTTAGAAATTAGCACAGAATATGTTGGCTCTGTTGTTTTTGCTAGTGATGTAATTGGATTAGATAATTATTTAAGTAATTTTATAGATAGTTATGAAATAGATTGTGGCACACCATGATAGGAAATAAATAATGCCAGTTAATACAAGATTACAAGTACGTCGTGGAACAGCTAGCGGTTGGACAAGCACCAATCCCACATTATATGCTGGCGAAATTGGTTTTGAAACCGATACAGCACGTATTAAGATTGGAGACGGAACCACAGCATGGACCAGTCTTGATTACAACGTTGTGGTG